AGTACGGCAAGGAGTACGAATGGAGGGAAGTGCGATGAAGTGAAGAAATCAACGGTCAACCGCACAGTAGGTAACCGCTTTGAAGATGAACTGTGCGGACTTCTGGCAGAGCATGGTTGGTGGGCGCATAACATGGCGCAAAACCAGACGGGGCAACCCGCAGACGTGATTGCCGTAAGGAACAACATTGCGGTGCTGATTGACTGCAAGGTGTGTGCTGATAACCGTTTTCCCCTCTCAAGAATTGAGTGCAACCAGGAAGGGGCAATGACCCTCTGGGAAGCAAGGGGTAACGCGTACTGCTACTTTGCAATGAAGTTGAACGATGACCGCATATACATGGTTCCCTTTGATGACCTGCTACTGCGGCAACTACACGGTCAGCGGACAATCACGGAAAGCGAGTTTCCACGGTATGACTCCCTTGCTGAGTGGCTGACCAGCATGGAGGGTGCAGAATGATTACTGAAATAGGAAGCTATCTCAAAATCACTGATGCGTCCCCGGCTATCATGGCATGGTGCAAGGCAAATCTGGAACTCCCAAACCCTGAATACCAGAAGAAGGTGAGGATGCACCTGTGGGTGGGCAACACCCCGAAGCAGCTTACGCTGTATTCCACAAACGGTAATGACCTGATAATCCCGTTTGGCTGTCTGCGGTCACTCCTTCCCATGCTGGAAGGTGACTTGAAGAAGCTATTCAAGAAGCCTAAGAAGGTAGAGTTCGGCGGTAAGGTTCCTCTCTATGACTACCAGGAAGAAGCGGTAGGGGCGATGCTGATAAACCATTACGGTATCCTGCAATCCCCGGCTGGGTCTGGTAAGACGCAGATGGGCATAGCCCTGGCTGCGGCGTTGGGTGTAAAAACCCTGTGGCTGACCCACACCAAAGACCTTCTCTCCCAGAGTAAGGAAAGAGCGGAGCAGTACATGGACGGTTCCCTGATGGGGACTATCACCGAAGGACAGGTCAATATCGGAAAGACCATGACCTTTGCCACTATCCAGACGATGTGCAAGGTTGACTTAGACCAGTACAAGGATGAATGGGACTGCATCATTGTGGATGAATGTCACCGCGTCAGCGGTACACCCACTGCAATCACCCAGTTCTCCAAAGTCCTGAACGCACTGAGGGCAAGACACAAGTACGGCTTGTCTGCCACGGTACACAGGGCTGACGGTCTTATCAAGGCAACCTACGCTATGCTGGGTGAAGTGGTCTGGACAGTCCCGGATGAAGCCGTGAAGTCCAGAGTTATGACGGTCAACGTAGAACCCAGAGGAACAGGCGTGGGACTCTCACAAGCGTTCCTGAACAGTGATGGTACTGTGAACTATGCAAAGATGGTTACCTACCTGACTGAGCATGGTGAGCGCAACAAGATAATCTTGAAAGACCTTGTTGAGAACAGTGACCATTACAACCTGATTTTGTCGGACAGAGTAGACCACCTACGGTATCTCCACTCCCAGCTTCCCCCGGCACTGAAAGCGCAGGCAGCGGTGATTGACGGTAAGATGACCACCAAAACCCTGAAAGCTGAACGCGCCCAGGCGATTGAGGATATGAGAACCGGGGACAAGCGTTACCTGTTCGCTACCTACTCCCTTGCAAAAGAGGGACTGGATATACCCCGGTTGGATAGGTTGTATCTGACCACGCCACAAAAGGATTATGCGGTCATCGTGCAGAGCATAGGACGTGTGGCAAGAACCTTTAAGGGCAAGCAGCAACCAGTAGCTTATGACTATGTAGACAGCATACGGCTACTGATAAAGTCCTACAAGAAACGCTGCACCAGTTACCGTAAATGCGGTTGCAATATCATTGAGTGATACAAAGGAGGTATTGAGTATTGAATGTGCTATCGCTGTTCAGTGGCATAGGTGCATTTGAAAAGGCACTGGAAAATCTGGGTATCCCCTACAATCTGGTAGGCTACTGCGAGATTGACAAATATGCCGCGAAAGCGTATTCCCTTATTCACCATGTCCCGGAGTCCCTGAACTACGGTGATATTACGAAGGTGGACGAAACCACCATCCCTGTTCCTATCGACCTGATAACCTACGGCTTTCCCTGTCAGGATATATCCATTGCCGGGGCTAAGAAGGGGCTGGTCAACGATGATGGGAGCAAGACCCGAAGTGGTTTGTTCTTTGATGCGTTGCGTATCATTGAAGCCACGCAACCGAAGGTAGCCGTGGCAGAGAACGTGAAAAACCTCACCAGCAAGAGCATGAAACCTGTCTTTGACATTGTACTGTCCAGTCTTGAAGAAGCAGGCTACAATAACTACTGGCAGGTGATGAACGCTGCCGACTACGGTATTCCTCAGAAGCGAGAAAGAGTCCTGATTGTGTCTATCCGTAAGGATGCAGATGACGGCAAGTTCCGCTTCCCGGATGCAGTACCACTCACAACCTGTATGAATGATTTTCTGGATGAAGAAGTACCTGAAAACTTCTACCTGTCACCTGAAAAGACGCAGAGCGTCATTGTCCACAATGCAGCACACGCAGGACAAATCTGTGACAGGGGGGGGATATGCAACACCCTCTTATCCAGGGATTACAAAGACCCAAAAGTAGTGAAGTGCGTTAAAGCTATCGTGCAGGTAGCCGATTTGAACCACTACGGGAATGACCAGATGAACCGGGTCTACTCTCCTGATGGTCTGTCCCCGACACTTAAAACCGTGTCAGGGGGGGGACGAGAAGTGAAGATTAAAGACGGTGACCGTTATCGGAACTTAACCCCTACAGAATATTTCAGGCTGATGGGATTTACCGATGCTGACGTGGAAATTCTGGTGGCAAACGGCATATCCAGGACGCAACTTTACAAGATGGCAGGCAACTCTATTTCGGTCAAGATGCTTGAATATCTTTTCACAGCACTCTACCCGAAGAATGAGAAGCAGGAACTCAAGCGTAAGACTATGGCACTGCTTGACCTGCTATAATTTTTCACCGCAAACTCTCCAATGCTATCTGAGTGATGCGTTGGGCAGTAAGCAATGAAGGAGAAACCCATGATAGAAAACACTTACATTTTCGACTGTGAGGTTTTCGCCCATGATTGGCTGTTCGTATTCAAGGAGTTATCCACTGGACAGTACACGGTTATCCACAATGACAATGACGCTGTTCTGGCGTTCATGGAGCAAGACCCCTTCCTGGGAGGGTTCAATAACAAACACTATGACAACCACATTCTCAAGGCGGTCATGGTTGGGTTGACCCCGGAACAGGTCAAGGAAGTCAATGACCTTATCATCGTGGAGGAAATAGACGGCTGGGACATTCCCCTGCTGCGTGACTACAGAGTGTACTTCCATAGCTTTGACCTGATGGATGACTGTCAGGACGGCACTTCCTTGAAGGGCGTTGAAGCCCACCTGGGTATCCCCATTGAGGAAACGGAAGTGGACTTCAACATCACCCGCAGACTGACCGTAGAGGAACTTGAGCAGACCATTAAATACTGTAAGTATGACGTGGACGCTACGGAAATCCTCTACAAAATCAGGGTGAACTACCTCAAGAATAAGGCTACTCTGGGCAGAGTCCGGGGGATTGACGAGCGTAAGGCTATGTACATGACCAACGCGAAGCTGACCTCTGTGTATCTGCAAGCCCAGAAGCCCCGTACTCCGTGGGCAGATGAACGGAACTACCAGTACCCGGACAAACTGCTACGTGAGTACATCCCGCAGGAGGTCTTTGACTTCTTTGACCGCCTGCATGACCCCAACGTAACCGACCTTGAATTATTTGGTGGTTACGATGCACACGGCAAGAAGGTCAAGGGCGCAAGCCTTGACATTATGGTGGGTGTATGCCCTATCACTCTTGCCTATGGCGGTATCCACGGCGCAATCCCTACCTACATAGAGGAAGCTACGGAAACCCGCTCCATTCGCAACAAGGACGTTGCAAGTTACTACCCGCACCTGATGACCAAACCGTTGTCCGCAGGTCAGCAATACGGATTTTGCAGCCGAAACATCCCGTCCCCGCAGGTCTTTGTCAAGACTCTTGAGGACAGAGTTAAGGCTAAGAAGTCTGGCGATAAGGATACGGCAAACGCGCTCAAGTTGGTTCTCAACACCACCTACGGCACGATGCTCAACGGCAAGAACGGCGTATCCTACAATGACCTGTATGACCCTCTGATGGGACGGTCAGTGTGCATCACTGGACAGTTGCTTCTGCTGGAACTTTCTGTTCACCTGGTTCAGGAGTGTCCTACCTTGAAAATCATCCAGGTCAACACGGATGGTATCATGGTCAGCTTTGATAACTCTGATGAAGCTAAGTGGCAGGAGATTACGCAGGAGTGGCAGGACAGAACGGGCTTTGAACTGGAAGAAGATTTCATCCAGAAGATAGTCCAGAAGGACGTGAACAACTACGTGGAAATTCCTGTAGGTGGCGGCAAGCCGAAAGTCAAGGGCGGTCAGCTTGTAAGAGGTATTCTGACCAATGCCAACATGGACTTTACGGAAATGGGTCTGCCTGCCTGGGACAACATGAGTGGCGGCGCGTTCAACATCAACAACAATGCCGTGGTCATCGCAAGGGCTATTCAGCAGTTCTTTGTAGACGGCACACCCCCGGAGGACACGATTGCTGCCAGTGACAACATACTGGACTTCCAAATCATTTCCAAAGTGGGCGGTAAGTACAGCACATGCTTCCAGTTGGTAGGGAATGAAAAAATCCCTGTTCAGAAGGTAAACCGTGTGTATGCTACGGATGACCTGAACTGCGGAACTCTGTATAAGACCCATGCGGTCACAGGCGCGGACTCTAAAGTGCCAAGTCTACCTAAACACTGCATCGTGGACAACAATAACAAGCTGCCTATTGATGTGGTTGACCGCAGATGGTATCTGAAACAGGCGCAGAAGTACATCAATGACTTTATGGGTGTGAAACCACCCAGAAAGAATACCAGGAAAATCAACTCTCTCAAGAAGAAGTCCCTGGCATTATTCGATTAAGGAGGATAATCATGGAATTTTATCAGGTTGAAAAGGCGTTGAAGGATGGCAAGAAGGTCAAGCTGTCCAACTGGAAGAACGCCTATTGGCAGTATGACCCCGAAACCAAACATCTTATGAACCACTTTGAAGAAGGTGGCGCAATCCCCGTGGTTGCTATGTTCCCTCTCACCGCTGCTGCAATGCTGACCAGTAGTAACTGGGAAATCGTTGAGGATGAACAGGCTGTTCCCAGTGACACCTACTCCTTTGGAGATGCAATGAATTACCTCAAGGCAGGTAAGAAGGTAGCCCGTAAGGGCTGGAACGGCAAGAACATGTTCCTATTCCTTGCTGATAACATTGAGTTCCACACTGATGCAGACCTGTCCTGTGTCAGCAATCTGGAAGGTGACCTGACCCTTCCCGCAATCGTGATGAAAACCGCCGATGACCGCTTTTGTGTGGGTTGGCTGGCATCCCAGACCGACATGCTGTCGGATGACTGGTTCACTGTAGAGTAAGGAGGATAAGGCAATGGCTAATATTTATGAAGGTATGAATGTGCGTCAGAAGTTGGCAAAGGCGCGTCTGTATTTCCTGAACCAGAAGGTGCAGAAGTCTGGTAAGAACATGCACCTTGAGTTCAAATATTTTGAATTGGAGGACATTGTACCCCCGGCACTCCGTATTTTTGCCCGTGTGGGTCTGACTACCAGTATCCAGTTCACTAATGAGATGGCGATGATGAACGTCTACAACGTGGACAATCTGGAAGAAGCCCCTCTGGTCTTTGTGGTTCCCTACCGCGAGGTCAAGCCCATTATCAGCAATCAGGGCAAGGAAGTAACCAACCCCATGCAGGCTTTGGGTTCTTCCATCACCTACCTGCGCCGCTACCTGTGGATGGCAGTGCTGGATATTACGGAGCCTGATGACGTGGATGCTACCCTGGGTTCCGATGATACCACGGAGGAAGCCAATGAGTTTGCGGAGGAAGTTGCCGCCGCTGCCCCTGCTACCAAGAAGAAGGAAAAGAAGCAGAAAGCCCCGGCTACTGCTGCGGAGCGTAAGGAAGCTAAGAAGGAACTGACTGGCACTGACGGTGCTGCCACTGAGGAACAGGTTGCTGAACTCAAGTCCCTGTGCCGTGACCTGATGGACAAGGACGAGGAACAGGAGGAATTTGTTCAGCAGATTGCGATGAAAACCAATGGCTTTACGGAAATCACCGCGTCCGTCTGCACTGAACTGTGCAAGAACCTCAAGGAAGTCATTTCCCAGTATGGTGAGTAACGATGGCTGATATGGTCAACCATCCTTCCCACTATGAAACTGGGAAGTTTGAGTGCATTGACGTGATGGTAGAAACGCAGGGTGTAGAAGCCACTATCAACTTCTGTGTTTGCAATGCGCTCAAGTATCTCTACCGTCACAAGAGAAAGAACGGTCTTGAGGATATTAAGAAAGCACGTTGGTATCTGGACAAGGCTGTGGAATTGGAGGGAACCAAAGATGCGGAAACTCAAGCGTAGTGTGGCACGTGCCAACATGAAACGTGCTGGTTACCAGCATATCAACCGCAAGGGCGCAGATGGTCAGAGTTTCTTTTCTCTGAACTGGCGCAAGTTCGTTTACTAAGACAAGGAGGACAATTCTATGAAGTGGAATGATGACAAAACCATTTCCATCACACCCCCGGCGAAACCTAAAAAGTGTACGGGTACGCGTTTCGCTGCCATTATGGGGCTGAACGCGTGGACTACCCCGTTCAATGCCTGGTGTGCTATCACCCGTACCTATGAGGAACCCTTTGAGGACACCATCTATACCCTGGCTGGTAAGGCTATCGAACCGAAGCAGGCAGAGTACATGCAGTCCAAGTATTTCTGGAAGAACCTGACCTCTCCTACCGATGTGTACGGAGCGGACTACTTCAAGAAAACCTG